TATAGTTTTAGCTTTATTAAGTCTTTGGGGTTGGGGTCAGGCTTATATTGGCATGAACGTTAGGGAAGTCAAGCAAGATATGCAAGAAGCTGTTCTTTACGCAGAATACAATATTGGACAAAATAGCGGGGATTCAGATTCTACCCTGATTGTCGAAACAGAATATTTCAAACTCTTTTGTCGGGTAAATTACTATACTGGTCGTATTACCCATTATTACATGCTTGCTACTGATAGGGTTTTTGATGCAAACTACAGAAGTCTATTAGATCAGAAATACACTAAGCCTTACGCAAATACTTGGAAAACTCCGAATGGGGTTTGGGTTATTTACAGATACCTTGAACAATTGAACAAATGGGGTTATGACATTTACAGATAGTTTGTTTTCATGCGTTTTTAATCTTGGTGTTTGTAAGATGCCGGTTTTTCTAAACCGGCTTTTTTATTTATCTTTAAAGTACTTGAAGGAATAAATGTTGAAATGTGGGTCGGGTTATTCTTAGCCTGACTTTACGTTTCTTACCATAGTTCTAACCATCTATTTTCTATTAGACCGGCTTGTTTCTACTTGCCGGTTTTGTTTTACCTTTACAGGTAGATTTCTTACTTTATGGGACCAAATGATTTCCTTCAAACGTGTTTAAATAGCACTACGAAGATCATGGTACAAGCTGCGAATTATACAGCTAAATACTTCATCAAAAAATCTAATGAAATACGGAAAACAGCCGGTTTCTATTTCCAAACAAAACTTAACACAGATATCGAAAATGCCTATAAAAGCCGTTATAGATGTGTCTATAGGCGTGTAGGTAAAAAATATCACATAGAGGATTAGAATCTCATTAGCTTTGTAATAAGACAAGTTCATAAATAAAAGTGTGGGATTTGGGTAGTCTTACCCGAATCTTTTATTAACTTTCAATTAAAACCATAATTGTATGTGTAAATGCTTTACTGAAATGCCCAAGAAAGTAATTGCGGTATTAAACAAAGAAAGAGAAAACGTAGGTGACAAAGTGACTATGGGGAATGGATGGAGAAATTACGGGCTTGCTTTAGCTAATAATCCGGCTAAGATGGTAATGTTCCAACAACTTGCTTTAATCATTCAAACTAAGAAGAAGAATGGGGATTTGTCCAAACCGCAACCGAAAATAATAGATGTTGAATTTATGTATTGTCCATTTTGCGGAAAAGAACTTTAGATATGAAAGCATTTAATTTACCTGAAGCATTAAGAGGTGCTAAAGTAATTACAAGGGAGGGCAAAGAAGTAATCAACCTTAGAGTTGTAGACCCTTATGCAATGCACCCTGAATTTACTTTAAGAGGTATTATTGAGGATGCCGGGTATATGTGGACACTTGAAGGTAAATTTTCCCCTGATACTGAATCTAATTTAGACTTATTTATGTCCGACTAAATAAGTGTGGGTTCTGATAATTGTGTGATAATTGATATAGTCCTGAATGTTTCTACATTCGGGATTTTTTATTATATTCGTTCCATGAGTTTAACAATGCCTTGATGTTTCTACATTGGGGCTTTTTTTATTATATTTGTATTAGTGTTTCGCTAGTTCAACAGTTTAGTACTCCATTACCCGGTTTTCCTTATAACAAGGTTCTCCGGGTTTTTTGTATTTAAAGTACTTTAAACATATTATCTTTGATGTATTAATCCTAAGTGTGATGGCAACGTATCTGAATGACAGGGAGAAATGTGAAGCAGTTGCAAGAATATGTAACTTATATGCAACAGGCAGATTTACATTGCGTGATTGCTGCAAGAGGTACAATGTTTCCAGTACTGCTTTTTCTATGTGGACTGCCCCAAGAATCAACGTTTTAGAGTTGTTGGCTAAGGGTTTACCCATTCCTGAAGGCTGTATTCCGAATTGTAACGAAATGTACCTGAAGGCCAAAAGGGTTAATCAAGAGAATTATGAATTTAATCTCAGGGAAAAAGCAAGGCATGGATTAGAGAAGAAGGTAAGTGGCTATGATTATGAGGAAACCGTAAAGGAATATGCTATAGACAGTCGGGAATTTATCATTGATAAAATCACCGGGGAGGAAATAGAAAATCCTAACTACGGTCACAAGTATTTGGTTAAAGAGAAGGTGGCAAATAAACAAAGGGAACCGGACACTACCTCGATCATTTTTGCTCTTACCAACGTGGATGGTGATACGTTTAAAAACAGGCAAACCATTGATGCGAACCTTGACGTAAGTGTTACCGGATTTGAGAATATGCCTGATAGTGATTTAGAGGCCAAAATTAAGGACTTAGAGGCTAAGATAAGGTAATATGCTACCCGAAGAAGAATTACGCCGTTTAAAGGTCGAAAAAGCGCATAGACTGCAATTCCAAGTTTGGCAGCAATACCCTCTTCTATGGTTAGAGGAAAGATTCGGGGAAAAGCCTGAAGATTTTGAATGGACACTCCGGGAGGAATACGCCGATCATAAGTGGGATGGTTCCCCGGACCCACTGGCTCAGATGTGGAGAAGCATTGCTGAAAAATATTGGGCAGGGGTTGAATCGTGTACAGGGTCCGGGAAAACGTTTTGTTTGTCCCGGATTTTGTTTTGGTTTCTTGATGTATACCGGGATTCACTGGTAGTTACTTCTGCCCCAAAAGAAGCGCAATTGACTTTAAACTTGTGGGCTGAGATTTCCAAAGCATTCTACAAATTCAAGAAAATACGACCAAAAGCCGCACTATACAAATTACGCTTAGTGGTTGAAGATGATGAAAATACAGTATTCGACCCAAACAATCCGAATTTGTCAAAATCTTGGCAAGCGGTTGGATTCGTAGCCGGTGTTTCCGGGGAGGAAGAATCAGCCACAAGAGCGCAAGGGTTTCACCGGAAAGATATGCTGATTATTACGGAGGAAACGCCGGGTATGTCCAATGCTGTTATGACAGCCTTTATGAATACCTGTACTGCGGAGAATAACCAAATACTTGCAGTTGGCAACCCGGATAGCGAACTTGACTTGTTACATGAGTTTTGCGGCTATCAGAGGGTCCAAAATTTCCGTATCTCCGCTTATGACTACCCTAACTTCGTAATTGGGAAAGAAGTCATTCCGGGGGCTGTTACACGCACTTCTGTAAATAGTATGGAAGATCGTTATGGAAGCAAGGAACACAGCATGTATAAATCGCGGGTCCGGGGGATATCTCCGGCTCAATCCGCTGATAGTATTATTCAGCTTGCATGGTTGGAACAGGCCACTTCCGGGGCTAATGTTGCCGAAGAAGGTTTTAATGCCGTAGGGGTTGATGTAGCTAATTCTGAATCAGGGGATAAAGCAGCCCTTGCATGGGGTAAGGGGAATGAACTTTGTGAACTACAGGATTTTTATTGCAAGAATGCTACTCACTTGGCTTACAATCTCATGTATGAAGAAGAAGAACTCAGAGAACAAAACTTTTTGGATTATCATACTAGCAAGTTATCTTCTTATGATATCATGGATGGTATGGTTGGCATTGATTCGGTTGGGGTTGGTGTAGCCTGTTTGAATGCTTTCCTTGATAAAGGCATGAATCCCCAAGCTTTGTACGGTGGGGAATGGAAAGAAGTAGTACCGTTGGAGGATTATATAGAACCGGCAACTGGTAAGCTTAAATCCCGGCCTATGTACAAGTTTGCAAATTTAAGAACGCAGATGTTTTGGGAACTACGGGAAGATTTACGCAAAGGGTTAATCAGAATCACCATTACCGATAAAGACACTTTAAAGTTACTTTATAAAGAATTAATTAGTATTAAAGCTGAATTTAAAGGGAATGCTATTGCTATTGAATCTAAAGAGAATATAAAAAAAAGACTTAACGGAAAATCACCAAATTTAGCAGATGCAGTAGCCTACTGGAACTGGACCCGTAAGGGTTATCGGTTGTATGGCACATATTTACCGATCATAGGGGGCAGAATTTAACTATATTTGTTATGTGAATTTATGATATGTCGTTTTGGGACCGAATAAACGTGTTTAAGAGGCGGGAGGAAAAGGCTAATAACCCGGTCAAAGGTGAAGTTGCCCCTGAAGCTAATATGCTACCGACAAGCGGTGGCAGAAGTAGTTTGGAACCGTCCGGCAGTATGTATTCTGCCCTTGTCAATGAAGCTAATCTCATAAAACCCGGATTTGATATTGAACTACTTAGCGTTTGTGAATATCTTGCCAAGTATAACGGTGATGTTTCCTATGCAGTAGACAATATAGTTCAGCTTGGTTCTACTCCATATCGCATTACTTACGATGATTCAATCAAGCCTGAGCAAGCTAAAGAGTTCAATAAGTACCTTAATATTCAGGGAACTACGATTTATGACGGTGGTATAAATTCCCTCATAAATGATCTCTATGCGCAACTTGCTATTAACGGGGCTTTATCATCAGAATATATTCCGGATAGTTCTATCAAGTTCGTAAAATCCGTAGTACTGGTCCCTCCTATTTCAATTCGATTCAAATACAATAGAACGACTTATAAGTACGAACCATACCAAGCCTTAGTAAATACTGAAGGGTCCAGTTTCCTGACTGCCAAAGGTATAGATATGGTTAAGCTTAATCCAAAAACTTATCGGTATCGTGCATTACGCCGGTTTTCCGATAATCCTACAGGTATTCCCCCATTCATTTCTGCTTTCGAAGGTATTTGTATTGAGAAAGATATGATGGCAAACATGCGTTGTATCGTTAAGAAACTCGGTGTATTCGGGTTTCTTACTGTTATGATGCAGCCACTATCCCGGAAGCAGGGTGAATCTGAAGATGCTTACTATGGTCGTTCTTTGGCTTATATCCAACAGCAAAGGGAACAAGTTGAAAAAGGTTTTGCTAGTGGTATTGCTATGGGCTTCAAAGGGGCGCATGAATTTAATATGGAGGGGACCATGACCAATATTACCGGGGCAAGGGAACTTTTTAATCTGATCTCAGAAATCAAAATGGCCGGTTTGAAGCAAGACCCTTTGATGTTGGGTAGAAATTTTAACGTAGCTGAAACTATGGCTAGGGTTATTATGACCAAGCTTACTATGCAAATAGGTAATTTTCAGCGACTTGTAGCTTCTTTCTTAGAAGATTTGTTTAAAGTAATGTTGAATTTGGCCGGGTATAAAGTAAACCGGGTCAGTATAGAATTTGAAGAACCACTTATCGGTGACAAGCTGAGGGCAGAACAAGCTTATGCAGCATTAATCGAAAACAGACTTACTCTTCGTGATAAGGGTATCATTACTCAAACTGAAGTTGCTAATGAAGCCGGTTATGAGGCAGCGGAAGCAGAAAAAGATGTTGATTATACGGTGCCTCATGCCGGGGATATAGCGATAAAAGTTGCGGGAAGTAACGGTAACGGTAGCGTTAAATCCAAAACGGACCCGAAAAATACTAAAGACCCTTCACAAGCTTCGGATGCCGGGGCAGCGGGGGCCACAGAATCCTAACTTTTTAAAGTACTTTAAAGATGCCAACGGATATATTAACATTAAGATTCTCAGGGATTCAGATAGGTGAAGGAAGGCCGGTACAACCTGAATCTTTTAGTGGTACTTCCTCGTTTGGTTGGATTGGAACTACCAATAATGCCAATACGTTTCACCCCGGAATTACGGCGGCTGATGTAGTCCCTAAGCCGGAGGATTTCATAGACATACCATTCCGGCTACTTACGTCTACTATTGTCGGTGGCGGGAGTTGGAAGGCTACCACATTTACAAAGGAAGTATTAAAACCCTCTGTAAAAATGCTGACCAATAAACCAGTCTTTCCCGATCACGATCAAGATGTTATGAATTGGGTGGGGCTTGTTGTAGACCCCTATTGGGAAGATGAACAGGTAGTCGATGGTGTACTTATACCTTCCGGTATTAATGGCATGTTCCGGCTCGATGCAAAGACCAATCCTAAACTGGTTCGGGCGGTCCTGATGAATGGTATTTATTCCGATAGTGTGACAGTTGCCTTTGATTGGGAACCTTCGCATGTGTACGATGATAAATACAAATTCTATGATATGCTCGGTTCTTTCGATAAGGACGGCAAAATGGTAACAAGGGTAGCGAAAAAAATACTTGATTACCATGAAGCTTCACTTGTTTGGCTTGGTGCTGACCCTTTCGCCAAAAAATTGGACGAAAAAGGCAATCCTACAAATGTAGATAGTTCTAATGTGTACTATTCTAAAGTACATACAGATGTAAAAACTAAATATGAAGAAGATCACAAATTTACTATTGACTGTGAATTAGAAGAAAACATTTTATCGTATTCAAAAGTTAATATTAAAAAATCTGTATCTTTAACACAAGAAAAACCTGTGGTGATGGATAAGTTCTTAGCTGCTTTTCTTGCAGCATACGCAGACAGATTAGGTTTTAAAGTAGATTTAGATAAACCTCTTACTCCTGAACAGGACAATCAACTAGCCGCTTTTGTAGCTACTTTGGTTGCAGAGCAAACTCCCCCTTCTTCATCAGCCGCTATTGATATTATCAATCTCTTCTCATTAAATGATAAAGGCGAGGAAGAATCTTTTGTATTACCAACTGAAAAGACTGATTATATAGCCCTTTCACGCGAGAGGGTAAAAGAACTTCAGGAAGAAGCTGCAAAAGTTTCTTCACTGACTAAAGAAGCAGAGTTTGGCAAAGTTGTAATTGCTGAAAGGCGTACAGAATGTGTCAGACTTTACAAACTGGCAAATCCCGGTAAGGAACAGGCTTCAATGGTTGAATTAATTCAGTCATGCACTCCTGAGCAACTTACCGGGTTTTTGTCGATGTATGGTAGAGAAGTGGGTGAACAGTTTACAGCACAGTGTAGTAAGTGTGGTAATAGCGAAGTTGAACTTCGTTCAAGCTTTACTTCTTCTACTGATAAAAAAGACGGTCAGGCTGCAAGTAGTGATGCTTCTTCAATGACTACTTCTGAAGCCTACAGAGATAAATATGCGAAAAAACAAGTATTCATAACTAAATCTAAATA